CGCCTGCGCCATTTCCGCACCGGACTGCATCCGCTCCCGGCTGCTCCTGCCACGGATATCCGCATGAATTTTCCCGCATGACACCCATTCTTCCGTCATTTCTCCGGCAGCATTACGGGTTAACACCGGGTTCAGAACACTTATCATCTGTGTCAGACGACCTGCAGATATTGCCATTCCCCCTCCTCATAACACCGTCGGACAACGCAAATCGTAAATCAGCACGGACACAGAAAACGGCAGCTCCCCCTGAATCAGTTCTTCCCGCTCCGCAAGATCCGGATTCCGGTACAGCATCCCGGTCAGTCGCATGGCAGCCCCCTTCATCCGGGTTAATGCCTCGCCCGGGATCAGTTCACCGTCCTCACGAATCACCTTATCCCGGCTGCCCTGAATGTAGGCCAGCAGCACGGCGGTAGCCTGACGAACCTTGTCCATCAGCATGTCATCATCCGCGTCATGGTCGACACGCAGATGTGCCTTGATCTCTTCCAGTGTCAGTAATGCCGTCATTTTCCGCCTCCTGCATCCCGTCCACGTTTGGCAGCCAGGGTCCAGCCTGATGAATGAGCTTCTCCGGGTTTATCACCGGTCATACTGTTGCAGTGCCACAGCGAGCCCCCCCACGTCACCGTATCACCGGGGTGGTAGGTTTCACCGGCTCTGAACACACCGCGGTAGAGCATCACCGGCAGGGAAAATGTTTTTTCCGTACGCTGGCCACTGCTCTGCCGGACCACCACAGTGAACGACCGTTCGCCGGTCATGCTGACGTCAATATCGGCCACCCCGTCAACCAGGCATTCCCATCCCCGCATCCCGTGCGTTTTTTCATACGCCCGCCAGAGTCCGCCCTGGTGTGTGGCATACGTGCCCCGGGGAAAGGATTTTTGATCGTCAATGGCGGGGATTATTTCCAGTGCCGTGGCATCACGCCCGTCCTGCGGAGCCGGCAGGGCTCTCACCGCATCCAGAACAGCCTTCTGCAGAACATCGGGATCATAGTCACGACCATCACGCGGAACAGGAATATGGCTTACCGCCTCTTTCACCATCTGTTCAAGCATCGGACGCACATCATCGGGGGTAATACTTTTGCCGTCCGCCGGTACCGGAATATTCGCGACCGCATCATTCACCGCCTTCTGCAGTACTTCCGGATCGTAATCACGACCATCACGCGGAACAGGAATATGGCTTACCGCCTCTTTCACCATCTGCTCAAGCATCGGACGCACATCATCGGGGGTAATACTTTTGCCGTCCGCCGGTACCGGAATATTCGCAACCGCATCATTCACCGCCTGCTTCAGTACTTCCGGATCGTAATCACGACCATCACGCGGAACAGGAATATGGCTTACCGCCTCCTTCACCATCTGTTCAAGCATCGGACGCACATCATCGGGGGTAATACTTTTGCCGTCCGCCGGTACCGGAATATTCGCAACCGCATCATTCACCGCCTGCTGCAGTACATCCGGATCATAATCACGACCATCACGCGGTACCGGAATGGCCCCCACAGCGTCATCCACCATCGCCTGCAGAACCGGACGCACCTCATCCACCGTCACATGCTTCTGTAATACCGCCGACAGGGAAGTCAGTTTCTCTTCAAACGCTTGTGCCTGCGAGGCCATCTTCCCCTCAAATGTGCGCTGTAAATCCGCCAGCACCGTGGAGAATTCTTCACCCAGCGCACGGATAATGGACAGTTCACGCTCTGTCATTTTCGCAGTATCCCCCTGAACATCGCCTTCACCGCATCACGCTCTGTTTCGCTTATGGCCTTATTACCGTCAGACGCGCCCTCCTGGCGTGTGCCTGACGACGTTTTCCCGGAAGACGCGAACGGATCCTCACGGGCATCACGACGGGACAGCGCCTCCAGACTGTAGTTCTGCTGCTGAAGATACAGTGCATCACCGCCGGCAAGGGGCGGCAGGTTCTCACGTTTACGGGCCTCATTGGGCGTGAGAAGCGTATTTTTCACCGATTCACCCAGCGTTTTCATGCGACGTTCGCTGTCCATTCTCAGCAGCGTGGTGACGTCAAACTCCGTGCTCTCGTTTTCCCCTGTTTCCAGCGCCTCATCCAGTAACAGCTCAATGGACTCAATCAGCGTCTGCAGACACTGGGAATAATACTGCTGCTCCAGCGCCTCCACGTTGTCACTGGAAGGCGGCTGGCCAACGCCAATCTTGTAGGCCGGGACACGGAACACCGAACAGACAATTTCAGCCGTCATCTTCAGTTGTTCCACCGTCTGCGCATCCACCGGTGAAAACGTCGTGGGGTTATATTTCGCCCCGTTGCTCAGGATCGCCGTTTTCCCCGCATTTTCGCCGGTATACCCGCTGTCCCAGTTGCTCTTCAGTTTTTTCGCATTTTCTTCCGTTATACTGCCGGGGATCTCAATCACCCCGGACGGCCTGCCGCCATTTCTGAAAAAAGACGTTGAATTTGCCTGAATATGATGCCCCTGCGTGGCCGCCAGCCCGGCAGCATACACCGGCGGCAGCCCCACAAGCGGATGAAAAAAACAGTTAAACCGGTCGTGGATCACTTCCCTGGCAGGCACCGTCACCGCCTCCGTGATCCCGCAGTTCCGATCCGGCGTGATGCGGTAGAACACCTCGCCGTCATCCGCCACCAGAGGTTCAACCCGGCTCCAGTCCAGAATACGCAGTTCTTTGATCTGCCCCCGGGAGTTACGGATTTTCAGCACCACCGTATTGCCGTGACGCAGTTTGGCGTTCAGCCACAGTTCAAAAAACTGGATACGATTCTGCTGTGCATTGGGACGACGACAGAGACGGGCAATATCCCCCTGCCGTTTTTCACGACGGACCCCCTGTGTATCGGTCTGCATCAGGCGCAGTCGCATTTTGGCGATATCCTGGGATATCAGCGAAATGCAAGAAAACACCGCATGAAAGGAGAGGACACTTTCCGGATCGGCTTTCACGCCCTGCTGCCAGGCGCCGGCAAAAGGCTCAGCCACCGCCTGAAACAGGCTGGTCCAGCCCACCTCTTTTACATCACGTCCTGATTTCTGGTTTTTTCGGGTTCGCCGCAAAAGGTTCCACATTCGCCATGCTCCGCATCACGTTTCTTTTTCTGACCTGCCGGACGTCGCACTGTGATGTACTCCGCCTTTCCCAGGCGAACCAGCACCTCCGCACACGGCTGTGCCACATCACGGATATCCCCGGCCCGGGCATCATGCGTGCCCTGCAGATATCGGATCTTTGCCATAACCTGTTACGGGAGGCGCACGCCTCCCGTCCTCCTCATCAGACTCAGCCGCCGGACGCACTGCCGTAGTTCACTCCGGTGATCACCGCCACCGCCGCGGTACGGCGACGACGCCAGTTGATCCAGCGCTCCGCACGGATGGCCACGCTGCCTGTCTGGAACATGGAAACCAGCTCCACCGGGGACGGCGTGGTACTGTCGCCGGTCGGCTCAGACTGCATCTCCAGTGATGCTTCACGGGACATATCCACTGCCACGCCGCCGTCATCCGCCAGATAAATATCCGGGGCATTCACCAGCACCAGCTGGTCACCCACGTACTGGGAGACAATCACCGGCAGCCCCTGGAAGGAGCCACCCAGCAGGGTCATGTCCGGGTATTCCTTCTGACCCAGCGCATTTTTACGCATGGACAGTGCCAGGGCATTGGTGCTGGACATCAGCCAGACCGCACCGGTGGGCTGCAGGTTTGCTGCCACAAACTGTCCAAACGCCGCCTCTGCATCCGCATCCGGGTTACCGGTTGATGCCGTGCCCTTCACATCATGGGTGATGGACGCCGGGGAGACATCTGCCACTGCGGCTTTTTTCGGGTCCACAAAGTCTGTATCCAGACGCGCCACCACCGCTTCCGCCAGCGCATTACGGACCAGTGCATCAGCAGCCGGACTGGAAAAACGGATCAATTCTTCCGTCAGTACCGCAATGGCCGACACTTTCGCATGACTGAAGGTGATGGATTCAAAATCAAACTTCGTCAGGGGTTTTGCCTTACCCTCACCCACCCAGCCGGCAGCACCGCCGGACACCTGGGCGTGCACACGGATATTGAACGGCACCTGACGAAGTGCAGGGATCCCGCCCTGACCAAATCGCCCGATAATGGTCTGCGGACGCAGGTAATCAATAAAGTCCTGTGCGTATTCCTGATATTCAGACAGGCTGCCTGCCCACTGCGGATCCGTGGTGGTCCCCGCGCCCACTGCCGATTTCAGGACATGATGCAGACGACTGTCATCCGGATACTGACGACGGGCCACTTCCAGGGCTTCAGATCGGACGCCTTTAGCCGCAGCCAGCGATTTGGCAAAGCGGGCGAAGCCAATCCCCTTATCCAGTTTCTGCTCCACACGGATCACCGGCGCAGAAGCCACCGCGGCCACATTCCCGTTACCGGCCTGTTTCACCGGCTGCGCCGTGGCGGCCTTACCGGCTTCCAGTTCACGCAGGCGCTTCAGGTGCGCATCCACCTGACGGATTTCCGCTGCGGTGTTGTCGTAGTGCTCTTCCTCCTCCACATCCAGCGTGCGCCCTTCCTCTGCGGCTTTGGTCATGACCTCCTCAAGGGAGGCTGCCAGCGCTGCACGCTTGTTTTCAAAACTTTTAATCTGTTCGCCAATATTCATTATGGTCTTTTCCTTATGAAAAACGGTTGTTGACTGTGCCGCAGCGCCGGCAGAAGATGCGATTTTCACCACCGGTTTCCGGTTGCCGGACGCGGCAGAAAACGGGCGGTCGTAAGATTTAATGGTCCGGATGGTGCATTCCGCATTCGCGGGCACGGTGACGGCAGACACCTCCATCAGTTCCCAGCGCAGAAAATGCAGTCCGCCTCCGTCCAGAAAGGTGTATTCATGGGGACGGAAGCCCACGGACAGCCCCCTGACCAGCCCGGTCTTAATGGCCGCCCAGACCTCATCCAGCCGGGCAGCCAGTTGCGACGGCATATCCGGTACGGGCTTCACCAGTGTTGCCGTGATTTCCAGCCCTTCGCTGACCCGGCGTACCGTACACTGCCCCACCGGGCGGGAATGGTCATGCTGCCAGAGAAACGGGATCGCACTGCCAAACTCCGCGCCCTCCGGCTCCAGGATGTCACCATCCCGATCCGGAGAAGGCGTTGACGCAATCCCGGTGATCACCCGTTCATCCTCACTGAAGGATTTCACCGTCAGCAGGGAACAGGCCCGTTTAAGAGTCACATCAGCCTCCTGAAAATAAAAAAACCGCCGGAGCGGTTCGTGATGGTTACAGTGTGAACAGGGTTATATGAAAAAAACCGCATATTCTTTCTTTTTCGGTTCCGGGTTAAGGGACATCAGGGAGACCGCATTGAACAGCGCCATCAGCGGGTCAATTTTTCCCCGTCCACTGGCCTGTTTGGTGATAAGAATGGCGTTACCTTTAGGCTCCACCCGGGCATTGCCAACGCACCAGGCCATCAGTGGC